CTGAATGATTTCTCTTACTTCGTTTTCTTGTTCTCTGAGTTTGTCCTCAATTCTGTCGACAGTTTTTTCAATGCCCAGAATATCATCACGCAACCCTTGTTTAATGTCACGTGTGTATGAAATTGCTTCTTCGATACGAACTAGGTTCTCATCCATCTTAAGGATGACCTTTTCGTTCTCAGCCGCAATTGCGTCTACATCTATGTTCTGTACGATCTCTTTCATGTCAGTATAATCTTTATATACTTCAAATGCACCGTATAACGAACCACCTATCGCACCAAGTAGTGCGAACAATGCCCCGATAGTAGTAGGGGTCATTGTAATACCGAAGATTTTCATCTTCTTATTCTTTAATTCTTCAACCTCATTCTCAAATGCTTCAAGACCGTCACCTAAGTCTTTTTCAGCCATTTATTTTCCCTTTGTAGTCTTTCTTTTTTTAGACTCAACCGCATCTAAACGTTTTTCAATATCATCGATCTTCTTAGTGATCTTTGGATACTTCTTTCTCCAAGCGTCTTCTGGTTGTTCTAACCAAGTCCAACCCCAACGTTCTACTAAGAAGTCCATTGCATTGTCAAACTTCGCATACAACCACAACGCCATACGTGTCGTTGAGAACCAAGTTGAAAATGCAAGACCAATAATTGATCCTGCTATTGCAGTATAGATCCATAGTCGATCCCCTGTCATCTGTGTAATCATATCCCACATTACACTAAACCCTTCGTTGCGGCGACATAGTTATCCATGCCGTGATCTTTTGCACCGTCGAGTATTCCTGATTTCCATCCTCTCCACTTATCTTTGATCATCTGCCACGTAGTTAACTTACGGATATTACCATAAAAGTTTATATACTGTAACTTACCGTGGTGTTTGTATCCCATAATAAACAATGGAACTTTTGTTACAATGTCGTTATTGTTTACATATCTCATGTGTGGAGTTGAGATGTGTTTAACGAATTTACGTGTACCAACTCTGGGTGAACCGAAAGTTGTTAACTGTTCTACCTTTACTGCTTCCTCTAAACGAGAAGTCGCAATCGTTGCCATTGCTGCACCAAGTGAGTGACCAGTAATATAGATCTTTTTACCTTGGTGTCCTTTAGTCTTACCGTTATCTCCGCCCCAATGTTTCATGATTGGATTCCAGAGTTTATCAGTCTCTCCTCTAAAACCTGAGTGGACTAAACCGTGAGTCATTGCGCCACGTGGAATCGCATTAAGATCTGCAAGAACATCTGAAAGTTCTGAGGGTTCTGTTCCTCTAAATGCGAGTACATATTCGTTTTTATTCCAAATTGCGTGGCATTGTGCACCACCCTTTTCGAAAAACTTGTGTCCAGTATATCCAAGTTCTTTCATACGTGGTTTTGCTTCTTTACCGTCAAGGTACGCTAAAGCGGCCAACTTGGCCATTTTGTGACAAACTTCTGACATTTACTCTCCTAGTCCGTTTCGAACTCTATGCCTCCGCCATTGTTTAATTTGCGTAGTGCATCTAATTCTGCTTGTAACTTTAAAACTTCTAATCTTTTTTTCCTCAACTCTAATTCATATAATGAATTGCAGTTGATTCTCTGTTTTGGTTTGTCGAGAGGTATTGTTATCCTTGCATACACACCCACGTCTCTCGAACTCTTAAACCCATCCGCACCGTTGCTGCCAAATGGACTTTCATAGTTATCTATAATACCAGTCACGCCAAATTCTAAATTAGTAGAACCGCCTATTGAGTTCTTACAATCCAAACCATCAGGAGTTCTGATACTGTCTTGTCCATAGGAACCCCCTGAGTTGGGAATCGCAAGGTTGATGCCACTTGTTTCTGATTGTGCAGTTGATGAAATAAACATAATCATTAATGCACTCATAATAAACCGTTTCATTTAATATAGCCTTCTCTCTTTGACCTTGGAACAAATCCTAGACTTAATTGCAGTTCGTTTCAGATTTTCTTTCCTCAGTTTAGACTTCGAACAAATGTACACAACTCTTTTTACATCCCCTCGTTGTATATAAATTTCTATTGTCGCACTTGTTAAATATGGTATCTTATATACCTTATATTTAGATACAAATGGGATTGGTTGCCAATCTCCATCAAAAACACCCACCTCATAATATTCCACATCACTACGTTTATTAAACATCGTCATGGTGGTAGCATAAAGCCCGTCCATGAAAGATGGTTTAAACTTAGGATATGTTGGCACCATTTCGTGTGCATTGACACTGGTTGTAAAAACCAGTGCCAATAAAATGTATAATGTTTTTTTCATAATCTCTTTCTTAAGTATCATCACGGACATCCACCTAATCTTCTACATGTTGGAGAAGGGGAAGAAGGGGTTCCGCTAGATCCTCCCTTTCATTGGGCAATGCACTCAGCAGTTACAAGCGCAGTATAGTTACCGCCTGGAAATGCTTTAGATCCACCCATAGTCGCAACAGATGAAGTCTCAAACCATGTAGATCCAGTTGCAGTCAGATCATAACGATCTGTCATTCCAAGTTCTACCTTGTTTGTTTCGTACGATCCCATACCTGTGGCATCAGACATTGCATCTACTTCAGTATCACCAGTCCAAGTTACTACGTCTGGTAGATTTGGGGATGAACTGAATTCAGTTGGTGGCGTAATTTCTACGTAATATGCATCAGCGAGTGATACGTCCACACGAATACGTGCATCTTCACCACCATCATTTGACGAAGTTGTCAATGTGTAGGCATTAGGGTTAGCGTAAGTACCCGCCGTATCTGTCTGGATTATACAACGAGACTGTACTGTTCCGTTGATTGGTGTGTCTTCAGCCGCCGCATAAGAAACACCAGAAACTGCTATTGCAGTTAAAAATAAAGGTAGTCTTAGTTTTTTAAACATGGAATTCTCCTGTTCCTTTTTCTGATGGCATAACCATCATCTATTATTATACTGCATGTCAATCATCTGTTCATGCAGCAGTTGTTGCGCTAGTCCATTCCTCAATCCACGTTTATTCTCTGGTAGTTGTTTATCCAGTAGAACAACCGTATCATTATAATTCCCGCCTGGGATGGATTGGCCATAATATTGATTCATACTGACAGCTAAATTCATCGCATCAATTATCTGTGACTTCGCAACCGCTAGAGCAAACATTTCTGATGTCCCTGCAGCAGCGAGTGCTTTTTCTAATCTATCGTTTCTTTCCTCGTCTTCTTTTTCTTTCAACTCGGCTTTTTCTTCTTCAGTTAGTGACTCATCATCTTCATATCTTTTATCATCACCCTCGTAATCTCGTCTATCTGCATCACCATTATTCAGCGCATCATAAATCTCATAATCTACTTCTGGCGGTTCCACATAAGGAACTTCATAGTTAGGACAGTTTGGATCAAACTGTGGGTTGTAACATGGTTCAACTCTATATGTGTATATCACTCTTGCATCAACAACTGTGCCTTCGCCTTCAACAGTGATAGAACCGTCACCTATTAAATCTCTGTGTATTCGTCCCAAAGGAACGACTTTATTAATCGTCTGTCCAGTAACACTTCCTGGCTTCCACTCGTCTACTTCACGAAAGATGAACCCTGTTCCGTCTGCAGTTTTATTTGCAACAGTAACAGTCACCCATTCTCCAGTCTCTTTTTGCATCTGATAACTGTATATTACGTTATCAACAAAAACACCTTCTGGATCAGGTAACACATTGTTCATCACCCAATTCAGATGATTGTCAACAATGGCATTTCCTGTATACCCATAATAAGGTGCAATACTCTCAGAGTAAGAGTAAGAGGGCCAAAAGACCACCACCAATGAGAGGAGCAGCTTTCTCAGCATCTATCGGGCCCATTTCCTTAAGTTCTTTTTTAGTTTCTTCAACGTGAGTTTCCCATCCTAGTTTCGCCGCCTCGCCTATCAATCCTTGATATGGGCAGGGCGTCCCTGCATTCATCATCGCATCAAACACTAAAGGATCTTGACACATGGTGCTTACCGCCGCCACTTTCATGCCCATATCATAAAGTGTCTTTGCATTTTTTAGTCGCTTACAGTTTTCTTCAGTGAACGTTCCCCCTGCAGAGATACCTAAGATCTGAGTCTGCACTGCACCAGCGACACCAATAGTACAGAGGTCACTATTGTTACCTGCACTAAATTGTGGTGAGATTGCTGATGGGGGTGGTTGTTCGATTCTCGTCGTCATGTTACCTTGTGTAGTAACAGTACTGTCCGTATCGGATCTTGTACATACGTATCCCTCTGGACACGTCACATCTTCCGCTTGAACAGGAACTGATAAACCAAGGTATAAAACCAACACACCTAGCAAAAGTCTGAACATAATTTTCTCCATTCTATCTGACCATGTATAATTTTGCAAATCAACGCACTTGTCGAACTATTTATACCATTGAATACCCCACCTATCAATATTGTCAATAGTTTGACAGACGTAGTGACAAATATAGACCATTCAATTTTTTGACAAGAGAGTGTCAAATTATTTTCAAAAAAAGTTAAAAAAGGGCTTGACATTCTTGAAAAAATGATTATATTAAGAGTGTAAGTTAAAAAAAGAAAGAGAGTCTCATATGAAAATGTTTATCAGTGCAGAACACGGTTTTGTCAAAGTCTACAAAGGCGTTAACAATGTTGTTGGTGGTGCAAAGACTGCAAAGGGTCTTGCATGGATCCTTGCGACTCACAAAGTTAATGACTACGATGTCTACTTCCAGAGTAGCATGGACTTTGCAGACGAAGAAGGTTTTGATCATCACGATGATGCGAAAAAGATCTGGGATGACGCTATGGAATTAATTTAAAATAATTTCAAAAAAGGGCTTGACATTCCCAGAAAAACGTGTATATTAGTACTGTAATCAAGAGAAAGCGAATCACCAATGAAAAACCTAGTTATCAATTTTGCCTCTGATCTAATGACCATTGCGTGTATCGCTGGTCTCGTAATCTACTTCATGTCTTAAGGAATATATCATGGACGCTATGCAACAAGAACTTCAAAATTATATCTCTGCCTGTGACAACAACATCGCCTCTTATAGAAGTATGGAAGATGTTGATCACGCTGCGATTGCGGCTGCAGAGTCAATGAAAAACGAATTCGAAATAATGTTACAACAACTTGAATCAGCTATGGAGTATGAATAATGACTAATTCAGTAGAAAACATCGTCGACGGTATTATCGACTTCTGTGCCTATGTAGAAGACTTCTACGGTGCAGGTGGGGTTTATGACATGGGTGCGACACCTGCGCACATCATTGAAGCCACTCAAAAATACATCGATCAAGTCGGTACAAATCCAGAGGACAGTTTCTCTTTTGCTGGTGACTCACTTGACCGTGAAAAGGTACGTGACATCATGATCGAAGATTTCGGTCTGGTTTTCCCAGAAAGCAATAGTGCCTTTCCCAAAATAATCATTGGGGTTGATGACTATGAACCTGCGAATTAATTTGAAATTAATTCAAATAAAGGCTTGACATTGCCTCTAAAATGTCGTAGAATATGTTTGTAAGTTGAGAAAAGGAACACATCATGACACAAGTTGCAGTTATCCACGCCGCCTTCGAAGAAACACCACGTACTGTTGCGTTGGTAGAAGTCGGTGATCGTGACGGTACTTCCGCTTTGGAATATGCGTATCGTTGGACACAGAACATCATGGACTCTTGGTCTTTGAAGATGGAAGCCGATGGTAACGATGACGTTACTGTTGTCGGTGAACTTCCAGAACACGAAGGTAGAAAGTTTGGTTTGCGTTCGACATCTATGGGTGACCATATGTTGTTGGGAAACACCAAATACAAAGTTGCAATGGTTGGATTTGAGGAGCTTGCATAATGTCAGAACTTATCAATTATATCGAGGCGCAGAACGCCAAAACTCAGGCTTGGATGGACGAAGATCCAGACAACCGTTGGGGTGGTATGATTACCACTGATGAAGCCTTCTGGAATGAAGGTGGTATTTTCACAGTCGACGATTACGTACGTGATCAGTTGGTCTGTACTATTCGTGAATGCAGTAAAGCTGCATACGGTTCCAAGATCAATCTTGATTGGGACACTTACACCACTTCACAACTTGAAGAGATGGCAGATGAATATGGTGATGCCGCCTCTCGTCAGTTCGATGAAGACAAAAGAATTGAAGAGGAGAATGTTGCAAAGTTCGAAGGTACTGTTACCGAACTTATGACATCTAACTCTGTTGATCGTGAGACAGCGATCCGTTGGTTACTTGAGGCTCAGTGTTTCACTGAGTATGACCTCATGTATGGAGGCAGTTATGCCTGTTACGATATGAACCTTCCTTACTCGTATGAGGATGAGTTCAATTCTATTATGTCAACTATGGAACCTGCGAAGGAGGCAGCTTAATATGAGTAATCAACGTAGTGGTAAGTGGAAACCAGCATCGATGAATGATGGGGGTCAGATCAATGATATGACTCTTGTCACATTCTTCAAATCCGCAAAAGAAGTTCTTGAACGTGAAGGTCATGAAGACACTGCATTCTATTTTGAACAGTGTGAAGAATGGTTACGTTCGGGTAAAAAAATCACTAGTGACGCTGGAAGGATTCTTGGTCTATGAGTGACTTTTCGGAGTTGGTAGAAAATCTTCGTAAAATGCAAGAACGAGAAGAGATTGAGGGTCTACCCGATTCTGTTCTCGAACTTACAGGCCAGGCGAAGGAAAAGTTGGACGCACTTGTCAGTGCATACATGAACGATGAGGATGTAGAAAATGGTCAAACCAGCTGAAGTGGGTACTATAAAGGCAGAGGATCTCTTCGAAGAAATCGAAGGTGATCCCGACAATGTCATTATGAAACTTCCACCTATAATAATGGAATCTTTAGGGCTTGACATTGGTGATACTCTTGTGGTAGAATATGGCACAAATGGTTTGGTAATTCGAAAGAAAGAAGAACATCCCACTAAAGAATATGAAACTGCTCGGGGAAATCTAATAGATAAGAACGTCCCACCAGAATTTGATTGAGGAGATATATAATGAGTAAAGTTGGACAATGGGTAATGGAGATGCAAGAAGACGCTGCATGGATGTCTAAACCTGTCTTCGTTCGTAAACATGGTGTTACCCAACAAGATGTTTGGGAACAGGTTCAAAAAGAAATGAATGGTGAGTTCTCATACGAACCAGATCCAGAACAATTCGCCTATTCTTAAATGTTAGTATCGAATACAGATAGAACCAAATGGGGTTCCTATGGTGATAGGAAAGACTCTTTTGATGATGAAAAAGAAATTGATGCATTCATCAGAGGCGTAAAGAAGAACTCCAGTTTGTTGGATCACATTGGTGATGCGGTTGGACGTGAACCAATGTATTTCAGGCCTCACTTCTATGGGCAGTATGGTGTTGATTTATCTTTAGTCGACGAAAACAACAATCCAGTGGTAGACTTTGAATTTGAAAGATGGTCTGCATGGGATAAAGAGTGGCCTGCGTACTATCGTCACATTCACTTCCTCGGCCGAAAGAATAAATACTTGCTCGAGGATCGTCCGTTCTTCATGGTTTTCTTGAATTACTCTCGTACGAAATGTCTAGTTGTAGAAAAAGAAGTTATACTACAGTACCCGACGATCACTAAAAAATTCAAAAAGAAAAACGTGTCAGACAAGGTAAGAGAATTGCCTTTGCATCTGTCTGAAGGAAGGACTTTTGTGTTATGAAGGATTTGATTTATATCGTCGCTGGGGTGATAACAATAGGTTTGGTAGTTGCACTACTAATGCATATGTGGAGAGACTGTCTTAATGATCATTCAATATTTACTTGTATGAGGATGCTTCGTTAATGTTCACCAATTACCACGTAGTTGGGTTACAACGATCTGGTACGAATTGGATACACAGATTGATGGAACACAACTTTCCAGATATTCCATGTTACTCAAATCAGGCTCATTGGAAACATCTCACACCATTGGGTATCAATCCAGATTGGGTTGAAAACAGGCATGGTAAAGAACAGAAAGCGTTTGGATATTTTCCAGGCGCATTTGATCTTCAGAACCTAGAACTTGAAAATCAATCAATTCTGTTTATTGGAACACACAAAACGTTAGATGTTTGGAAGTCTTCAATCCGTAGACGGAAAGTTGATTTTATTCAAACTCACAACCACCCAGACAAAGGAGCTGCAAAACATTTAATGGAAGCATCTTTAAACTGCGTCTGGAATTCTTGGGAAAGTTGGAGACAGGACTCAATGAGTAAACCTAATTTCTATTACAGGGATTACCAAGACTGGTTCGAAAACTGGAATATATATCTGAGAGATATTCAGAACATCACTGGATGGAAACCATCAACTGCAAAATGGGAAAACGTTGATAAACATACTGTTCCATTTTCAAAACAATTTAACCCTAATTTTTATGTAAAAGGAGACAAAAATGTCGTTTGAATGGCCTCGAATTTATAAATGGGAAGAACGCATTGAATCGGAAGTTACTGATACGGTTTATGAATATGTGTTTGAACATTATGGTGTTTCAGAGATCACTGAAATTACCGAAGAACAGATCCGTGAAATTGAAAACTTCCGTGATCATGAACTGAATGAATACTCACCATTCCAAATTGGATTCAGTAATCTAATCAACTCTCACGAATCTGAAATGTGGGAAATGGAAGAGCGTGAAGACGATGAGTGATGAACAAGACTTCGATAGTGCTGAGGCAGAAGTCATGTCTTTCATCGAACGTCTCGAACGTTTAGATGAACAGTTACTTGATCTTCGTGGAGATGTAAAATCTGTATGCGAAGAAGCAAAGGCACGAGGATACGAACCTAAGATCCTCAAAAAAATTGTATCACTAAGGAAACGTGATGCAGATGACATCGCTAATGAAGAGGCGTTGTTGGAAACATATATGAAAGCAATAGGAATGTAATCATGTCAAAAAAACAGAACACACAGAGACCCATTGGATGGGCAACCACACTAACTGAAATTGCAAGTATTCCACGTGATATGTGGGACAGCGTCATGACAATAGAAAAGTCACCACTACGTAATCTAGACCCTATGGTAGGACACATGATCTTTCAGTGTCTATTCTTTATCTGGAGTGGTATCTTTGCCCTGATGGTAGGAAGTTATCTTGCGTTTGGTATCAGTGCGGCCTTTCACTTACTGCTTATCAGTGGTATTACAATTACTGTTATAACATTCCGTCAAGCAGAAAACAATCCAGAATCACTCAACAACATTTTGAAATCAGGCCGTAAATATAATGGACGAGCAAACGGTGGCGAGCATGAGTGAACAAACAAACTATTGCACAACCAAAGGTTTGGGTTGGGCATTCTTAGTTGTTGTTTTAATGATTGCTGTTGTACCAGTATTAATGTTAATGGCAATGGTAGGACTTGAAGAATATGGACGTTACTGCAATGTCAACATCTTACCTTGCTTTGGTCTGAACTAATGCATATCGTTAGAAAAAAATCTGGTGAAATTATTGCAATCGCATCACGATATGAAGATGCTATTGCAATTGCAGATGGAACACGAATTGATAAAACCGACTACGTAGTTCAAGAGTCTACTGACCAACAAGAACTCGCAGAAGTCTATCGATCTTATTATGGAACGAGATCACTATGACCGATGATGAAGTACGTGCAGCCGCTCAGAAAGAAGCGGAGAAAACATTTGAAGGTTTTATATTATGGTCTAAAAGAACTACCTATGCCTCAATCGCATTCTTATTGATTGTGGCATCGTGTAACTTTGGGGTAGAGGACGACACCTATCCTGCCTATAATGGCGAACAATATAATCCGTCCAATCTTAATGTAAAGAAATAAAGATAGGAAACAAAATGAAAAATCTAATTACTGCTAGTCTTATGGCACTTTTCGCAACATCAGCATACGCTGAAGATATGACTATTGAAATGTTGAATAAACGTGACGATGGTGCAAAGATGGTATACAGTGAAGATATCGCACGTATTGATGTAGGTGATACAATCACGTGGGTTCCAACTTCAAAAGGACACAATGTAGAATTCATTGCTGGCCCAGATGGATGGGATGCACCAAAGAAATCAAAACTTAATAAAGAAGTGGCAATTACATTTGACACGCCAGGCGTTTACTTGTATCAGTGTTCACCACACAAGTCAATGGGTATGATTGCCATTGTAGTTGTGGGTGATGGAGATAACGATATCTCAAAAGCTAAAGTAAAGGGTAAATCAAAAAAGAAACTAAAGGCATTATTGGCTGATCTATAAGAGGTAATAGAACTTGATACAATGGTATGACATTGTTGCGGCAATAATTTGTTCGTGGTTTATGATGAATTTCTTTTTCGTCCCATTTATCGGCCCTATTCTTGCATATGGAATATATGAGGGATGGGTGCAGGGATATTGTGAATATAGAAGGAAGATGTAATGTACACCGTCGAGTTTGATATGGATGAAGTGGCAATTACAATATTAGACGACACAGGTAATCATGGTGATTTAAAAATTCTCGCATATGATGACCTCGTCTATATTTGCCAAGAAGATGATGAAAGTGATATACCGAATATATTAGAAATCAATCCTCAGATGTGGGAAGAGTTGATAAACGCAATTCATTCTCCAGAAGGAAGTTTCGTTACAGTAAGGAGAAGTGAAAGATGACAGACGGCCCATTTAAAGCCGCATTCGATGCAGACACAGACGGTGTTGTTCGTAGAGAGATTGTCACATATCGTATGAAGAACGGTATGATGGTAAAGGAATCTGCGTGTCGAGACTATTATGAATCAGGTGATTACCACGATAGTCAAAACAACATGCCATTAGTTAGTCGATAAAAAAAGGGAGATCCGAAGATCTCCCCAATTCTGGTAGTAAAGTGGGGCGGTTATATCCGCCCTTCTTTTTATTTGGATCAGAACAAGTTGCTGATGCGAACTCTTCTGTAGTACTGGTTGGTGTTCTGTGTAAGAGCACCCTGTGTTGCAGCAGAAGTACCGTCTGCGAATGGGTTCGATACCATACCGTAACGAGTTTTGAACCCGATTTTTGGCTGGAATGAGTTCTCACCCACGGCACGAACCATCTGTAGTGGTACGTATGGGCAGTAGAACAGACCTGCATCGAATGCAGATGAACCTTTGTATCCAACAACCATGTAGTTTGAACCAGCATATGGATCAATGTACACTCTGTAACGTCCGTTAAGAACACCAGCGAATGTGTTACCAGTTGTGTCAACTTCCAGTGAGTTGCTGTTAAGAGCAGGAGTGTAATCAAGTACACCTGCCATCTGCAGAGCAGATGCAACGTCTGAAGAACAGATCACAATGTTACCTTTACCTCTGCGTGTAGCAGTTGCAATTGCGTTTGCTTCCTGTTCGATTTGGAACATCAGACCTTTGAACTTCTCGACTGACCAACGTCCGTTTGCGTCAACGTCAAGATCGAAGATACCAGCAGCAGCAGTTGCCGCAGCACCTGCAACAGCAGTACCGTAGATTGTACGTACAACTTCACGGTTGATTTCAGTCAGAATTTCTGACTGCAAGATGTTCGCAAGTTCTGTCTCTGCGTCGAGACCGTGAACTGCTTTAAGATCCTGTGCGAGTTCAGTGGTGTATTCCGCTTTCAACGCACGTGTTTTCGCAGCGACTGTTACTTTCTCAATTGAGAACGCCATCTCTGCAAAGTTGGTTCCGTTGCCGTCACCCAATGCTTCACCAGCGGCAGTGGTCATACCAGTACCAGTGTCGAAGATTGAAGTGTTAGGAACTGCACCACCAGTTGAACCGGCTTCTGCACCTGCACCTGCGAAGGTAGTGTCTGCTTCACCGTGGAATACCTCAGTACCTGACTGAGATGTCTCACGTGAACGCATTGCGAAGATCAGACCAGTTGGGCCTGTCATTGGCTGTACACCAGCAATGTCATATGCAATCAAGTTTGGCATAGAACGTCTGATCAAAGATACAAGTACTGGATCGTAACCTGCTCCTGGCCCTGCGTCTGTTGCCGCACCTGTAAATCCGCCATCAGTACCTACATCGTTTGCAGGCGCTTCTGAAAGAAGTGCAGTCATGTTTGCTGAAGCGTCACCCTCTTGGCGCAGAGCTGACTCTGTGTTTTCAAGGATGGTTGCAGTTACACTTTTACGGTGTTGATCTGCAATTGGTGAAAAAGATTCGTGCTCAAGGATTGGGCCCCACTTTTCCACAAGTTTTTGATAGTTTGACTGTGTCATTTGTTTCTATCTCCTTAGTAGATTATTTACTGAATTTATTTATAAAATTTATTTTTTCAGTTTTAAATTATTTAGATTTTCTTGAGTTGAGAGCCTCAACGAGAGCATTGATTGTGCGATCTTCAGAGATTGGTTTTTTAATCTCTGTCTCTTCAATCATTACTTCGTCTTCTTCGTCAACAACATCGTCTTTCGGAGAAACATTCGTTTCCTTGAAGAATGACTCTTTAATAGTAGAAAGATTCTCTTTATAAGCATCTAGATCACTTGCATCTAAATTCTCAGAAAGAACTTTCAGTCTTTCACGCTGAGACATATTGAGCTCACTCGTCATTTCCTCGAAAACAACTCCAGCATGAAGATCAGAAACTTCTTTTGTAAGACGGATATTTTCGTCTACAACTTTGTTTGACTTCTCTTCAAGATCTTTCATTTCTTCTTCGAGTTCTGAAACGATATCATATGTTTCTTCGTCTACTTTGATGTTGTGTTCTGAGAACAAATCTTTCAAACCGTCCATCAAAGACTCTGCCATCTCTACTTTAATTCCAGCTTCGATAGCAACTTCATTTTCCTCCATCCATTCTGAAACCACATAGTCAAGATATGCATCCAAGTTTTCGACCATGTCGCCAACTTTAGATTCCACTGCTTCAGCCAACTCTGACTCTAGTCTCTCGTTAAGTTCTTCTTCAATCTTCTGAACTTTCTGCGAAACACTTTCGTTAACTGCAGCCTCAAAAACAACTGTTACCTTGTTTCTGAATTCTTCTGAGAGATCCATGCCTTCGAAGATGTCAGCAATTGACTCTTCTACAACGATCTCTTCGATTACTTCTTCTGACTCTGGTGACTCAGCAACTACTTCTTCATTTTCAGATACATCAGCGTCTTCTTTGTATCCTGCTTTCAAAGTTTTAGGTGCTTTATCGCCTTTTGCAGAATCAGCTTTTCTTTTTTTGTCTGAACCGCCTTCAGGTGTAACTGCGCCTGCAGCTGTTGAAACACCATCGTCAGAGACAATTTTCTTTTCATCTGCCATTGTTTTTCTCCTTAAATCTGATTTGATTTATTTATTACAAAAAGTATTTATAAAAATTCAGTTTCTTAACGAACGAATAAATGTTTCAAACATCCTTGCCGCTGTTGACTCGTCGATACGCTTCGTTACCGTCCTGTATGTCTTTTCAACAGTTTCTTGAATTTCTTCAATTACTTCCTCAACTGGTTGGGTTGCAATCCAGTTGCTAGACGCAACATCATAGTAGAATTCTGTATTTTCCATAATACCATTTACAAACGCATTAGGCGCTGATGGGTCTGTAACGATATCTACTGTTGCAAGATGAAAGTCTGGTTGGACTTCCATTACGCCATTCTTCTGTTTAACAGATCCTAGTCCACGTGTGGATACTCCACAACGAACACCTTCGTCGATAAACGTCTTTACGATTTCTCCCATAGGAGTACCAAGAATCTTGGCCTTTCCGTAGAAATCATTTCCTTCCCTATTCATCTGTGTGATCAGGTGAGAAACTCTATCTCCATTAATTTGAGGGCCGTCTGGGTGACCTAACTCACCAAGGGCACGCTTCGTGTCAATGAAGTCTTTTTGATAACGGTTCATTTCTGATTCTAGAACCTCACTAGGATAGATACGACCATTACGATTCTTGAGGTTACCTTGCATGAAGATACCCTCAATAAAGAAGTTCTTTTTATTAGTCGCTTCATCTAGTTCTGTGAGAACATTCATGTCCTCTGTAACTTCTGAAATGAGCTTCATGTCTCTATTCCTCTCAACGAATTAATTTCTTTTATTTATAAATTTTACGACTTATATGCCACTAAACACGTGCATCGTAGTAATTCTTATTCAATTCTCCACGAACGGTTGTCTCACCCACCTTCCTACATCTAATGTAGGTTTCTTGTGTATTACCACCATTTGGTGGGGTGAAAGATCTAACTCCACCCGACACTGTTCCGTTCATATCGTCATATGTGTCACTGTCACTCGCAAGTGCAGCGTTGTCGTATTCCCAAATATTGTTACTGCCTGGGACTACAACGTATGCCATTTAGGATGCTTCCTTCGCAAACTTCAACATCTCTGCGAACGTCTTTGCGTTCTTCATCAGATCCGCTTCCATCTGTTTACGGTTTTTAACACCGACTGATTTCATCATACTTTCCAATGCAGCTGCATCGTCTTTAGATAGATTAACAGTCTTACCGTCTTTCAGTTTCATCTTACCCTGTTTAAATGCTTCTTGGATTGACTCGTAGTAACCACCATAAGATGCATTGTACTGGTCTTCGTCTGATGGACGATCCATCATAGACATTTCACCTTCTGCATATGCATGTAGACTTTTCATCTGTGCAAAAGCATATGCAAGTTTGTTTTGATACCATTCTTCTGGATCCGATACTTCCATTAGATAGTCATCGATTTCTCTCGCAGCGTATACGATGAATGCCAACTGTTGACGCATCATTGGAATTTCCTGTTGTGGATTTTCCATAACCAACGCATCAATTGCCTCTGCGACTTTATCTGGCATCCCTTTATGTTTGGTCTTTGCAAAATCCTCTAAGTCTTTTTCAGACATAGACTTCGCAAGTTCTTTGACCTCATCAGATGCTTCGTCGTCTTCCATCTCACCACGTTTAAAGGCAAGAGCCATCGCCATCAACTTCTGTTGTGACTTAGATACAGCTTTTTCCTGTAGACTCTCAGACTCCTCATCGTCGTCTTCTGCATCTGCACTTTCTTCGTATGCTTGGT